TAATTTAAAGAAATAAACAATGGCAATCAATACAAGAAGTCCATATTACGTAAGTACTTCAATAGCAAATACATATTATACTACTTTAGATATTTATATTTGGGAGGGTTCTGTTATTTCAACAACAACACCAAAATACAGTTTAAAGAAATACGTAATAAGCGGAAATACTGAAGTGAGTTATGAGGTTTCAGAACTTGTAAGAGATTATATAGATACAACATTTGATGGGAATTATAACGGACAATCAGTTTGGTTTAAGTCTATTACAAAGGTTTATAATTCTTCGGATGTATTATTAAACACTATTAATACGGGTACAGTATCCGCATTTGATAGTTATTCTTATTTTGAGGAAAATGAATCTTTTGGATTATCGAACAAATCTTTATTAATAAGCAATAGAGAAATATTTGTTTTAGCAGACAATGTTTTTAGAATACCAATACACACAAGTAAAAACCCTACGGTAATATTTTTAAAAGACGGACAAGTAGTATCATCGCAAACACTATCAAGTACTACCGAAAGTTCTACACAAGTAAAATACATTTCTATTGATGGTGTTACAGGTAATTATGATTCTTTTAAAAGCAGGGTTTTAGAAGACAATGGAACTTTTGAAGATAGTAAATGTTTACAAGACTTTTTAGATGAATTTGAAATTGGCGAAGTAGATACAATAAGGGTATCAGATTCAAATGGCACTGAAACTATAAAGGTTATCACATTAGATGAATGTAAATACGAACCAAAGAAAGTAACCTTTGTAAATAAATTTGGTGTATTACAAGATATGTTCTTCTTTAAAAAATCAGTTGAAAAGATGACCGTTAAAAAGGAATCTTACAAGGCTAACATAAGAAATCAATCTAACCAATACAGTATAAGTAGCCACGTTAATAGAGAATTTAATGTTGTAGGTAATGAAAGTATTTCTTTAAGTAGTGGTTATTTAAGTGAAGAATATAACGAGGTTTTTAAACAACTATTGTTATCAGAAAAAGTGTGGATTACAAATGTAAGTGATTTAGATGTAAAGGTTTTACCTATAAACGTAACTACTAGCGACATAACATACAAGACTTCTCTAAACGACAAATTAGTAGAATACACAATAGAATTTGAAAATTCATTTGACACTATAAAAAACATTAGATAAATGCAACAAGTTCAGGTATATATAAATGACCAAAGAGTTGAAATGTTTGACTTTGAAAGCGTAACTATAACGGATAGCATCAAAGATGTAAGAGATGTTAGTAAAGTATTTACAGCATACTCTCAAACATTTAGCCTACCCGCAAGTAAGACTAATAATAAAGTATTTAAGCATTATTATAACGGAGACATTAGAGACGGGTTCGATTCAAGAACAAGAGTACCTGCTAGACTAGAATTAAACTCTATACCATTTAAAGATGGCTATATAAAGCTAGAAGGAGTCGATTTAAAGGCTAATAAGGCACACACCTATAGGATTACATTCTTTGGAAATACAGTGTCCTTAAAAGACCTATTAGGGGATGACTTACTATCATCTCTTACTTGGTTAAGTAATTTTAATTTAAGTTATGATTTACCAAATGTTAAAACGCATTTAACAACTGCAGTAGACAAGACTGTAGATGGAATTACTTACGCAAACCCTATTCAAGTACCTTTAATAACCCACACTCAGAGGCTTTATTATAATTCTAATGAAGATGAAGCAGATAATGGAAATTTGCACTGGCATAACGGAGGGGGCTCTCATGTGCACGGTGTTAAATGGAATCAATTAAAGTACGCTGTAAAATTAAATGTTCTAATCAAGGCTATAGAGAAAAAATACACTATAGCTAATGGATATCCTCGTAACTTAGTATTTAGCGATGACTTCTTTAATACTTCAACACCTAATGATTTTAGTGAGCTTTACATGTGGCTACACAGAGTTAAAGGAGTTGTTACTAATGGAAGCCAAGTAGAGACTTCTAATTATTCTGTGACTGATTTTGCAGACGAGGTTAAAGAGCAAAGTTTTATGAGTAATAGTGCTCTTTCGTTATCTTCGTTTGGTCAGGTTGAAGGTGCGCAAAAAATATTAAGAGCTAATATAACAGTAAGTAGTGGAAGTGAAGGAAAACCTTATTCTTTTAATATTCTTAGGGATGGATTATCTGTTTACTCAAGTGGACTCGTATCTAGTAGTGTTTCAAATATAAATGTTCCTGTTGCTATAAATAGCGATTACACAATACAGATAAGCACTACGGAGTCTATTGTTTTCCAAGAAATATCTTGGAATTATAGCTATTATAACTCAGAGACACAATTAACAGTAAATGAAGATTACTATACTTCTTCTGTAAGTATATCTCAATTATTTGACTTTAATATGACTCAACAAGTTCCTAAAATGAAAGTTTTGGACTTTTTGACTGCTGTATTTAAGATGTTTAACTTAGTTGCTTACATTGAGGGAGACGAGATGGTGGTTAAAACTTTAGACACTTACTATGAAGATGGAGAGTCTTACAATATTACAAAATACATAGACACAGAAGAAAGTCAAGTAAACTCCGTTCTACCTTTTAGGGAAATAATATTTGGTTACGAAGGATTAGGTTCTTTTTTAGCTAAAAGACATAATGAGTTATTTAATGAAGAATGGGGAACTGAGGAGTATAAAACAGAAAATAGTAGCATATTTACAGGTGGTATTTATAAATATAAAATACCTTTTGAACACATGAAGTTTGAAAGATTGATTGATATTGACCAAACATCAAGCCCTTCTTTTCCTACAACAAATATTCAGTGGGGATTTTCTGTAGATAATAGTCAAGACAGTTATATTGGAAAACCACTTATTTTTTACATGGCAAGACAAACTGCAGACATATCGTTTGTTGATGTTGATGGAAACAATGTTGCTTCACATCACGAAAAGATAGAAAATTATTTTGCACCTGCAAATTCTAACCTTAGCTTACCAGTTTTTACTGATAGACAGTCAATAAACTTTAGTCCAGAATCTGATGAATGGGAACTAACTCCTAATAAGAAATCATTATTTAATAGCCATCACAGTAATTATATTTCTGGAATATTTAATAAAACTAACAGACTAACTAAAATGACAGCCTTATTGCCTTTAAGGGTTCTTTTAAGCTACTCTCTTAACGACAGGTTTATTGTTTTTGGAAAATCTTATAAGATTAACTCAATAGAGACTAATATGCATAACGGTAAATCACAACTTGAATTACTTTCGGATTACGCACCTTCAGTTATTGATTTAATTCCGCCTACACCACCAACTAACTTAGCCTTAGTCGCAGGTTCAGAAACATCTGACGGGTTTACTATAACTTGGACAGCAGGTACGGATAATATAGGTGTTACTAATAATATAATAGAATTACAGCAAGATTTTTACGCTACTATAGGAAACGTTACTTCTTATACATTTACAGGGTTATTTCAACAGACTGTATATAAAGTAGCCTTATTCTCAACAGATGCAGCGGGTAACGTATCTGCTATTTCAAACATAATAGATGTTCAATTTTAAATATAATGATAAGAGAAACTTTAGAATTACTAAGAAGCAAGGAGTGGTTAATTGATGATTTAGATATCAATATAGCTAAAGGATTGTATGAAATGCCTTCAACATTTAAGGAATTAAGAATTAATAACAAAAGAAAAAAACTAACAAGATAATGGCTGAAGAAAAAATTATATTTAAGGTTGTAGCTGACTACGATAAAGCTATAAAAGAATGGGGAGAGTTAAGAGATAAGGTTGCATCTACTACTAAAGAGTATAAAGAGTGCCAAATAGAAATAAATAAGCTAAAATTAGCTAAAGGAGAACTTACGGGGGAAACCTTTAAAACTAAAGAATCCTTACAGAAAGAAAAAGAAGTTCTAAGGCAGTCTAATGCTGAATACAAGAGAAGACAGAAAGAGTTAAATAATACGTTTAAATCTCAATCAAAACAAGAGAAATCAGTAAAAAGACTAACTAATTCACAGCAAAAGCAAAGTGACGCCACAGGTAGTGCTACCGCTGCTACAATGGAACTTAGTAGGGTTGTTTCTGACGCACCATACGGTATTAGAGGTATGGCGAATAACATTACTCAGCTAGTTTCTCAATTAGGCTCAGCTTCTAAAAAAGCTGGTGGTTTAGGAGCTGCCTTAAAGCTTATGGGTAGTCAGTTGCTTGGACCATTAGGTGTTGTTTTTGCGATTACTGCGGTTGTCTCTGCCTTAGATTACTTTTATGGAGCTAATAAAAAAGCTGAGGAGTCTACAAGTGATTTTAAGCAAGAAATAGAGGATTTAGCAGATTTACTAGGAAATAATTTAAACATTAATATACAAAATTATATTAATCTATTAAAGGATAAAAAGAAAATTGATGAAGAGCTGTTAAAAACAGCAGATAAGCAAAAAGAACTTGAAGATAAACTAAATGGATTTATTAAGTATAGATTGAGCTTAGAGGAGAAAAAAAGAAAATCCAAGCTAGATACAGCGGTGTTAGATGCCCAAATAAAGACCATTCAAGAGAAGGAAATAGAAATTCAATCAAAAATAACAAAAATATACGAAGAAGCTGCCACTAAAGTAAAAGAATATAATGAAAGTAAAGATGAATTAACAGAAGCAGAAAAAGGAACGGTAAAGCAGCTCGAAAAACAACAATCAGAGCTTAAAAAACATCAAAAAGTTGTATCTAAAAACAGGACTGAATGGCTTAAATGGCAAAAACAAATAGACGAGACTCAGGAAGCAATAGACACCATAACAAAAGCAGGAATAATATTAAGACCAAAAGTAGAAGCTCTTGATTTAGAAGGTCTTGCTATAGGTGTGAAAGATGTATTCAAACACAAGATTGACGTAACTTTAGCTGTTAGACCCGTGTTGCCAGACGATGCTATGCAGAAGTTAAAGTCTCAGCTTGAGAAGTATAGTGAGTATGCAGAAACAACTAAGAAGGCATTAAGCACAATAGGTGACTTTATTGATGGTGAATTTGAAAGGGAGTTAATAATAGAAAAAAACAAAACAAATTCCCTAAATAACGAGTTAAATAAAAGACTCCAAAACGAAAACTTATCTAAAGACCAAAGACAGGCTATACAGAATCAAATAGCTCAAAATGATGAAAAACTAAGGGTGAAACAAGAAAAGATAGCTCGAAAGCAATTTATGATTCAGAAAGCTTTTAAAATAGGTATGGCTTTAGCAGATACAGCTTCATCTGCATTAAAAGCATACGCTTCTCAATTATCAATACCTACGCCAGATGCACCCGCAAGAGCCGCACTTGCAGCAAAAGTAGCTACAGGTTTTGGATTAGCACAAGTAGCCATGATTGCGAGAACAAAATTTCAATCCTCTGCTGGTAGTTCGCCAAGACAAGCTGTAGATAGTAGCTCTAGTGGTGGAAGTTCTCGCTCAGAGCCTTCATTCAACATAGTAGGAAGGTCTAAAGATAATTTAATACTAAGTGCTATACAATCACAATTTGATAAGCCTTTAAAAGCTTATGTTGTAGCGAGAGACGTTACTAACCAACAGCAATTAGATGGTGTTATTTCAGCATCAGCAAGTACCTAAAATAAAACAATTACAACAAAAAAGGTTAACATAATATAAAAGAACTAATATGAAAGATTTAGATATAATAGAGTTGTTTATTGATGATACTAAAGAGGATGATGGTATTGAAGCAATATCTTTGGTAGAATTTCCTGCCATTGAAGAAAATTTCATAGCCCTTAGTAAGCATAAGATAGACTTTAAGACAGTAGATGCTGATAAAAGAATTATAGTAGGTTTAGCTCTAGTTCCTGACAAGAAGATTTATAGACGTAAAAAAGATTATGAATACAATGTCATCTTTTCAAAAGAGACTGTAAGAAAAGCATCCGAACTATACTTAAAACGTCTTAAATTAAATAACACTACACTAGAGCATGATGAGCAAATGACTACAGGTGTTTCGGTTATAGAGTCATGGATAGTTGAAGAGCCTGAAATGGATAAAACCTCTTTATATGGATTAAATGCTGTAAAAGGTGCTTGGGCAGTTACTATGAAGATAGATAATGATGAAGTATGGGAAGATGTTAAGGCAGGTAAATACTTAGGACTTAGTATTGAAGGTATGTTTAGCGATAGCAGTGAAGATATTGAGGAGATTGAGGCTTCTAATGTATTAGAGGAGCTTAAAAAGCTATTATCATAATGAGTAGAGCTGTTTACTGTTACTGTAAGAACACTTATTCAATAGAGTGTGATAAAGGAAAGAATAAAAGATGTAATGCACCAAACTATTGGAAGCAAGGCATAGGAAACATAAGTAATACTGCAGAAGAAGATTAAAACACGACAGTACATTTATAAATAGTTATATTAATATAAACCAATAAGTATGAAAGCAACAGAAATCCTTAACAATGTTAAAGAGCTTTTAAATCTATCTAAAGTAGAGGAAAAAATCGAAGACACTGTAGTTGAAGAAAAAGTAGAATTATCTACCGAAGAAACAACAGAAGAAGTTATAGAGGAAGTTAGTGAAGTATTACTTGCTGAAGAAGAGGTTGTAAAGCCTACAGAAGAGGTTGCAGGAGCACCAATGATGTATGTAACACCTGAAGAATTATCAGCAGTTAAAACTGAATTACTTTCGATGATTAAAGCATTAATCGAGGATAAGCCAATGGGAGACGTAAAAGAAGTTCCTCAAGAGTTATCAAAACAAGAAGAAGTTGAATTATCTGAAGATGTAGAAGAAGTTGTACACTCACCAGAAAGCTCAATTGAAACTAAAAAAAGTTTATTATCAAACCGTAACAAACCTATGACTACTGAGCAAAGAGTTAATAGTATGTTATTCAACTAAAATTAAATAAAAATGGCTACTACTACAAACATTACTACTACTTATGCTGGTGAAAGTGCAGGAAAATACATTTCTGCTGCTTTATTATCAGGTAACACAATTGCAAATGGTGGATTAACTATCAGACCAAATGTAAAATTTAAAGAGATTGTAAAAAGATTGGAATTAGATGGAATCGTAAAAGATGGTTCTTGTGATTTCGCTGATACATCAACTTTAACCCTTACTGAAAGAGTTATTGAACCAAAAGAATTACAAGTCAACTTAGAACTATGTAAGAAAGATTTCCGTTCTGATTGGGATGCAATCCAAATGGGATATTCTGCATTTGATAACTTACCTTCTTCTTTCCAAGATTACTTAATCTCTTATGTTGCTTCTAAAGTAGCACAAAAGAATGAGAATACAATTTGGCAAGGTGCTGATGCTAACGATGGTGAATATGCAGGTTTTTCTGAATTATTAGCTGCTGATGCAGATGCTGTTGTAAGTCAAACAATCGCAGGTACTGTAGTAACAGCTGAAAATGTTGTTGATGAATTAGGAAAGATTGTAGATGCTATTCCTTCTGCACTATACGGAAGAGAAGATTTACATATTTACGTTTCACAAAACATCTTTAGAGCTTACAAGAGAAGTTTAGGTGGATTTGCTGCTGGAGGACAAGGTGCTGCAGGTGTAGGTTCAATGGGAAATAATCAAGATGTAAATGTTTTATACTTTGACGGTGTAAAGGTATTTATGGCTAACGGATTAGCTTCTAACGTAGCTGTATCAACTACTAAAGATAACTTATGGTTTGCTACAGGTTTATTATCTGATGCACAAGAGGTTAAAATTTTGGACATGGAAAACCTAGACGGTTCTCAAAATGTTCGTGTGATAATGAGGTACACAGCTGCTGTACAGTACGGAGTTATTGAAGATATCGTAACATACGGAATCTAGTAACAATTAAATAAATACAAAAAAGGGTAGGTGGTTAATCTGCTTACCCTTTTTTATTAACTAATAATAAAATATAATAATATGGCTTGTGATATTAACTTAGGTAGATTAGAACCTTGTAAAGACAGTGTTGGTGGTATCAATGCGGTTTACTTTGTGAACTACGGAACTATGGGATTGATTACTCCTAACTCAACGGATGCAGATGTAATTGATAACGTAGCAGGTTCGCCTTATGCGTACAAATATGAGGTTAGAGGAAACTCTACCTACACAGAGAGCATTCAATCAAGTAGAGAGAATGGAACTACTGCTTTTGAGCAAGTGTTAGAGTTGACACTTAAAAAACTAACCAAAGAAGACCATAATACGATTAAATTATTATCTTTTGGTAGACCAAATATTCTAATAGAAGATAACAACGGAAACGTATTTTTAGCTGGACTACAACACGGGTGTGATGTTACAGGTGGTACTATCGTTACAGGTGGTGCTATGGCTGATATGTCAGGATATACTTTAAGCTTTACAGGTATGGAAAAAGTTCCTGCTAATTTCTTAAACAAAACATCCGAAGCTGAATCTGGAGAAGTTACTCTTGGAGTAGCAGGATTTACTGTCGTGGCAGTTTAACAATAATTATTGATTTTTAATTTATTAACCCTGCTCTAGCGAGTGGGGTTTTTGATTAAATAAAACAAAATAATATTATTTAGTTATCATAGTATGTTAATATTAAACCCAACATCTGAAGAAAGTTCAATAAAGATTCTGCCAAGAGGCTTAGATGTGTCTGGTGAAATATCTATAAAGCTTAGAAGGGATGGGGATGGTCTTAGTGAGCGTATATATAATATTGCTATAACGGCAGATTCAACACTATACACTGCAGATTCAATAGAAATAACTGCCGATAGAACAAGTGAGGTAGTGAAGGCTACCATTAGTGGTGGATTTGTTATTATTACATTTTCTTCAGAAATACTTGAGGAAGACTCTACATACTATTTGGAAATAGATAAAAATGGGGAATTGTGGTATAGAGATAAGATTTATGTAACTTCTAGAACAGCCTCAGAAAGAGCAAAAGAAAAACACGTTATTGGAAACAATACTATATATAACACGTATGATAAGACAGACGATAATACATATATAATATAATGAAAAAGAACAATATTAAAAAAGAGTATAAGGATAGCATTAGAATTGTAAATATGGCTTCTTATAATACTCCAGAAATCAAAGAGGTCCATAATAAAGATTGGGTATCTTTTGGTAATAATAATGACTATTTCGACAACTTAATTGAAAGATATTTAGATAGCCCTACTAACGGTAGATGTGTTAATGGTATTGTTGATATGATTTACGGAAGAGGCTTAGAGTCTACTAATTCTGAGACATTTCCTGAGCATTATGTTTATATGAAAAAGTTACTTAGACCTAGAGAAGTCAAGAGACTTGTGAATGATTATAAATTATTAGGTCAAGGTGCTATGCAACTAACCTACAACAAGGCTAAGACAAAGATATTAAAGGTATCTCATTTCCCTATGGAGACACTTAGAGCCGAGAAAGCAACTAACGGGAAGATAAAGGCATACTACTACCATCCAAAATGGAAAGACTGCAAAACTTCTGACAACCCTAAAAGAATACCTACTTTTGGAAATGGAAGTAAGTCTCAAGTTAATGAGCTGTATGTATTTAAACCATATAGGAGTGGTTTTTACTACTATGCCACCGTTGACTATCAAGCGTGTTTGCAATATGCTGAATTAGAGTCAGAAGTATCAAACTATCACATATCAAATATACAAAACGGATTACAACCAAGTTTATTTGTAAATTTTAATAACGGAGTTCCAAACGAGGAAACTCAGAACGCTATTGAGAATAAGATAAATGATAAGTTTTCAGGAAGCTCTCAGAGTGGAAAAGCAATTATAGCATTTAATGAAAGTGCTGAAACAAAAGCAGACATAGAGGCTATACACTTACCTGATGCTCATGCACAATATCAATTTCTTTCAGACGAAGCAAGGGAGAAGATTATGTTAGGTCACGGTATTGTATCTCCAATATTACTAGGTATTAAAGATAACACAGGATTTGGTAACAATGCAGAGGAATTAAGAACAGCATCTGTTTTGATGGATAATGTTATTATAAGACCTTTACAGGATGGTGTTATTTACGGTTTAACAGAGATACTTGAGTTTAATAAGATATTTCAAGACTTGTACTTTGTAACTCTACAGCCTATTGAATTTACAGAGTTAGAAAATATATCTACTAAAGTAAGAAAAGAAGAAGAGACAGGAGAGAAGCTTTCTTCAGAAAAAGAAGCAGAAGACTTTTCAGATGAAGATGGTGATGACTTATATAGTCAATTAGAAGGCTTAGGAGAGGTTTTAAGTGATGATTGGGAGTTAATCCATAGTGAAGTATATGAAGAGGAGATTGAGTCCGTTAAAATGGCTGAAATAAAGTATTCAGACAAGTCCTCATCAGAAGACAATGATATTTACAAAATAAGATATGCATACTCTCCTGAAAGAAAGTCACAAGGAAGTAGAAGTTTTTGCAAGAAAATGGAAACCTTAACAGGTAGAAAGATTGTGTTTAGGAAAGAAGATATAAACATGATGTCTTTTAGAGGTGTTAATAAGGAGCTAGGTCATAATAGAAACAACTATTCTCTGTTAAAATTTAAAGGAGGAAAGAATTGTCACCATTATTGGGAATTACAGGTGTATAAGAAATCTAGCGGTAAAAAGGTAAATGAAGACACCGCTTACGGTAAAGGTCTTGACAAGCCTACTAATCCTTCAGAAATTACAGAAAGAATGATAGATAGAGCAGATAAAGGGGCATACCCAAGTGTGTTAAGTAGAATTAAAAAAATCATAGGGATATAATGAAGGCGCTTTTTATAACAGTAAGGGATTTAAAGGCAAAGTCAATAATTAGTGGAAACACAGATGCTGACAAGTTAATTCACTATATCGAGGTTGCTCAAGATATTCATATTCAAAACTACTTAGGCGGGAGTTTGTACGATAAGATGCAAGAGTTAATAATATCAGGAGACATAAACCTTGAGGCTAATTCAAAGTACAAGACTCTTAGAGACTCTTATATAAAACCTATGCTAATTTGGTTTACACAAGCAGAATACTTACCATTTGCTATGTTTAAAATAGATAATGGTGGCGTTGCAAAGCATAGGGGTGAAGAATCTGAGTCGGTAAACTTTAGTGATGTAGATAGAATGATGAGTAAGATAAACGATAGGGCTGAGTTTTACACAAGAAGATTTTTAGACTATATCTGTAACAACAGCAACTTATATCCAGAGTATAGTAATAATAATAATGGCGATATGTACCCTGATAAGGATGCAGATAGTTTTACAGGATGGGTTTTATAATGGAAGCAAAGAAAAGAAAGACATATAAAACAAAAAAGGTTAACATTATAAAGCTATATGCTTTTTATAAAGAAATAAATAAAGAAAATAAACATGGCAATAAATCCAAGTAATTTAATTAACGTAGGTACAAGCCCTAATGATGGTCAAGGAGATGTTTTATTAGATGCATTTATTAAGACTAATAACTTAGCTATAGATTTAGATGAAAGAATAATTGCTAACCAAGACAGCTCGTTAGATAATACTAACGCTCTTTTACAAGAAGTCTCTGATAGAGAAGTTGCAGACACTACTTTACAAGATAACATTGATAGTTTAGATGGAAGGGTTGTTTTAAATGATGTGAAAGTTGGTATTACCACCGCTCAATCTAATGAAATAATAGCTAATAATTCTAAAGCAGGTATCACAACTCAACAAGCGGGTGATATTTCTCTAAACAATGTAAAAGTTGGTATTACTACTTCGCAAACAAATGAGATTATTGCAAACAATTTAAAGATTGGTTATACTGAGGATTTAGTTTCATCTAATACAAATGTAGTTGCTAATACTTCAAAGGTTGGAATAACAACTACTCAAGCAAGTAATATTGTTACTAACAACGGAAAGGTTGGAATATCTATTCAACAAGCGAATGATATTGTTACTAATAATGGCAAGGTAGGTATTACAACTTCACAAGCAAACGAAATAATAGCTAACAACGCAAAGGTTTCAGATATAAACCACGTTACAATAGAGTTACCAAACGTAGACAATACAAGTGATGTTAATAAACCTATATCAATTGCTGCTCAATCTGCTTTAGATTTAAAAGTTGATACAACAGAAAACGAATTAAATACTGAAAATATATTTAAATCAGTAAGTTTTGCAATGGATTATTCTGATAGGGTTAGAGATGATAGTGGAACTATTGAAAGCAGAGAATGCGTAATGAATGAATATTTAAAAATTATAAAATAATGGCAATTATACCAAAATTAGCAATGATACCTTCAGGGTATAAAGATGGTAAACTCTATTCAGTATTACCTTCAGACGGAGTAGGAGATTTTGACGTTACAAGGGGTTCTGATGCAACAAGAATTAATAAAAATGGCTTAATAGAAACAGTAACAGGTAACACACCAAGATTAGATTATCCTTTAATTGATGGCGTTGTAAGTGGTTGTCCGAGTTTGTTGTTAGAGCCTGGAAAAACTAACCAATTACAAAGAAGTCAAGAATTAGAAAATGCTTATTGGATAAATAATGGAGTTACTATAACTTCAAATAATACAATTTCACCTGATGGCACACTAAACGCTGATTTATTAACTGGAGTTAGTGGTGGATTTGGAGTTGTTAGATTTAGTACTTGGACTGCTACAAATAAAGTTGCGAGTTGTTTTGCTAAAAAAGGGAGTACAAGTGCATTTAAAATTACAAATGGTTCTTTAAGTTATATAGGAGTTGCTTTTAATTTAGAAAATGGAACTGTAACAAATGAAGATAGTGGATTTGAGGGTTCGATTGAAGACTACGGAAATGGTTGGTATAGATGTACTGCTATTGATACTTTAGGTAGAAATGGAACTTTTTCTTTAAATGTTACATCAGCAAGTGAAAGTGTTTACCTTTGGGGTGCTCAATTAGAGTCT